AGACCCCTTCCTTCCCGAGCGAGTAAGTCGACAATACAATAAAAAAGATGCCACAACACATTAAGTTCTTGATCGACCAGTACGGCCTGGCGAACACCGCGTGGTTCATTCGTTTGATGAAACGTGGCACCCCGCCCGAGCAGCTTGTGGCCTATTGCGTGCCCAACGAGCGCGACAGCCGGCGGGATGGTGTGTTCCGGGCGTTGCAGTACGCAGCCACGCTGCCTGATTCGATGATGCCCGACGAGATCCGCAACGCCTTGAAGCCATGACTCAGAAGGAATACCGAATGCACTCGGGACTGACCTCAGGCTACGTCACCCAGCTTGTCGCCCGCGGGATGCCGCTCGACAGCGCCGAAGCCGCCGACGCCTGGCGCCAGAAGAACGTGAGAGCCCGAGCTAGGAACACCCCGCCCACTGCCTCGGAGCAGGAAGACCCCGCCATCGAGCAGGAAGGCCCCTACAGGCCCGAGGAAGCAGCGCAGCCTGTCGACACCGCAACCGCGGCCACAGACTCGCCGCAGGGCGCCTACGAGAGGCAGAAGGAGATCGAGCGTGCGGCCTACGATCTGGCGGTGCAGGCCCTCCGCGGCCGCCGGGCCGATGCAGCCCGCCTGGTGGCCATCCACGCCACCGCGGCAAAGAACCTGACCAGCTCCCGGGACGAGGTGATCGCCCAGGCCGAGAAGGAACGGCGCCTTGTGTCCGGCGACTGGGTGCGCAAGGTCATGCAGGAGCACGACGGGGCGGTGGCCTCGTTGCTGAAGGCGATGCCGAAACAGCTCTCCGGCCGTATCGCACCGCACGATCCCGAGCACGCCGAGCGGGAGCTGTCCCGCTGGGTGCAAGAGGTGGCGCTAAAAACCCTTCACAATACCGACCCATGGAAAGCCTGACCGACCTGCAGCGCAACCTGCTCGACTACCGGCGCAACCTCTACAAGCCGACCCCAGTGCAGACCGTCGTCGAATGGTCCGAAGCCAACCTCCGGCTGACCGCCCGGCAGACCGAGCATCCGGGACCATTCAGCACCTCGGTGCGGCCGTACACCCGGGAGCCAATGGAAGCCTGGAAGGACACCAGCGTGTCCGAGGTGACGCTCTGCTGGGGATCGCAGACATCGAAGACAACCACCCTGATGGCCGGCCTGGCCTGGCTGATCGCAAACGAGCCGAGCCCGGCTCTGTGGCTGATGCCGACCGAGAACCTCGCCCGCTCCTTCTCGAAGAGCCGATGGCTCCCGATGCTCGAGGACAGCCCGGCCATGCTGGAATGCTTCCCGGCCGAGGCCGACAAGATCACCAACCTTGAGCAGAACTTCACCCGGTCGACGCTGACCTTTGTGGGGTCCAACAGCCCGGCCAACCTGGCCAGCCGTCCGGTGCGCGTGCTGATCGCCGACGAGGTGGACAAGTTCGCCGAGGCCACGGCCAAGGAAGCCGACGCACTCGACCTGGCCGAGCAGCGCCTCAAGAGCTTCAGCAGCTCCAAGGCCTTCATGACCTCGACGCCCACCGTGGTCGAAGGCCGGATCTGGCAGCGCTTCCTCCGCGGCGACCAGCGGCGGTTCTACCTGCCGTGCCCGCACTGCCGGGAATACATCCGACTGGAATGGCGCCAGGTGACCTGGGAGGACCACAAGACCGAGGACGGCAAGCACGACCTATCGAAGATCCGGGCCTCGGCCCATTACGTCTGTCAGCTCTGCCAAGGCAAAATCACCGACGCCCACAAGGTGGCAGCGCTGCGCCATGGCCGGTGGATACCGGAGAATCCCGGGGCGCTGCCTGGCGTGCGTTCCTACCACCTGTCGAGCCTCTACAGCCCCGACCGCAAATGCACCTGGGGCCACCTCGCTGTCTCGTTCATCGAGGCCAAGCAGTCGATGGGTGGTCTCCAGGGCTTCATCAATGGCAATCTGGCCGAGCCCTGGGAGCAGCAGGACGTGCAGCAGGAGCGCCCGGAAACATCGGTCGAGGTGAAGCTCGACGGCGGCCGCCGATATCTCACCGCTGACGTGCAGGCCGTGGCGCCGTTTCTGTGGTGGGTGTGCCGGGAATGGAAGGACGGAAACTCCACATTGATCGCCGCGGGCCATGCCGACGACTTCGCAGCGCTCCGGCGGGTGCAGATCGCGCTCGACGTGCATGACATGGATGTCGGCATCGACAGCGGCTTTAACACACAGGCCGTGTACGATGCCTGCGGCGCCTATTCGACGATCACATCCAATCCGATCACCTACCCGTGCGGCCTCCGATACCCGCCCGAGGGAGGCCTCCGCAAGCCCATGATCATCGGATGGCTGCCGCTCAAGGGCAGAGAGACCGGTGCCCGGTTCACCGCCCAGAGCGGCACGGTGCACCCGTTCGGCCTGTCGACGTCATCCTCGATGCGCACCGATGTGGTGCAGCCCCTCCTGGTGTTCGACACCGAGCACCTGCGCGATATGCTCTCCCGCCTGCGCAAGGGCGACATCGACCGGGAGTGGGGCGTCTACCCGACGCCTCCGGTGCTCGAGGCCGAAGGCGCCTACCTGGCCGACCAGGAGCTGTATTGGCGCCACCTCGACAGCCATCAGCTCCGGCCGGTGGCCAATCGTGCGGGCCGGATCAAACACGTCTGGACAAAGCGCAACCAGAAGTGGCCGGACCACCTGCACGATTGCGAGATCATGCAGCTTGCCATGGTGATGCTTTGGAACGACCTGGTGCAGACTTCCGAAACATGATGTTCTGCTAACCTATTGCACCGGCACCCGGAAGATGCATTCTCCCGCCGAGTGTTCACGTTCACCGTTGCCATAAAGCGCTCCTACCTGCGGGCCGTTTACTCGGCTCTCGGTGGTTCGACGCTTCTGGCTGCCTTGTCGGCCAAGTCCATCGCGGCATCCTCGGTCATCGAGTCCGGCCAGATTGTCCGGTCGACGTCATCCTCGGATGTGTCGGTCGAGTTCGCCGAGCCCGGCAAAGGCGGCCCGACGCCTTCCGAGATGGTCGAGATGTGGGAAAGCCTGCTGAACGACTACGATCTGGCCGTGTATTACCTCGGCCAGGATGGTATTGCCAACCCGACCGATGCCCAGATCTACAACAAGCTGATGACCGTGGTGCTGATCGCGGCCACGTCCTACGGCGGTGACTTCTCGAACTTCCGACGCGAAGGCACCTTTAGAACCGGAATGACCTGATGGGAATCTTCGCCAACATCCTGCAGAGGCTCAGGTCACAGCCCGTTGATCGTTACGAGGGGGCGGCCAACTCGATCCGCCGTTCGTTCCTCGATACGTCCTACACATCGGTGCGGTTCGATGTCACGGCCTCGACCCGGCAGCAGATCGTGCGGAAAAGCCGGTTCTTCGAGCAGAACAACGCGGTGATGAACCGCCTCGGTGACCTGTTCGAAAACTACACCGTCGGCAGCAATTTCTCGGTTCAACCGGCTAGCTCTGACCCCGACTGGAACCTCCGGGCGAAGCGCTGGTGGGATACCTGGTCCCGTTATCCGGACATCGGCAGCCGGCAATCGTTCGGCACCCTGATGTCATTGGCTGCCCGCGGGTGGTTCTACGATGGCGAATCTTTCATCCTCCTGACCAAGGGCGACTCCGGGCGCCCCCGGCTGCAGCTCATCGAGCCGCAGCAGGTGGCCACGCCTAATGGCAAGGAGAACGACGTCGACGTGTTCGATGGCGTCCGGTTCGACACCAAGACCGGCCGGGCCTTGTCCTACTACATCGGGCAGGAATCACAGCAGGGACAGCTCCAGGACATCCGGTCGATCTCGTCCGACTCGATCATTCACATCTACGAGGCCCAGCGTGCCGGCCAGCTCCGCGGCCTGCCGTTTGTGGCGTGCGTGATCAACGACCTGCACGATCTCGACGACCTACAGAAGCTCGAGATGGAAAGCTGCAAGCTCGCCTCGAGCGTGGCCCAGGTCATCAAGACAGCCTCCGGCGAGGTGCAGGCCACCAGTTTGCGCTCCGGTGTGGCTGGTTCACAGGGAACGGCACAGACCTACTACGAGAACGTGTTCGGCTCGACCGTCAAGGTTCTCAAGAGCGGCGACGAGTTCGAGCAGTTCCAAGCCGACCGCCCCAACGTCAATATGCGGGAATACTGGCGCCAACTCACCGAGAAGGTGTGCGCCGGTGTTGGCATCCCCTATGTTCTGGTTTTCCCCGAGGGAATGCAGGGCACCGTGTACCGCGGCGCTCTGGATATGTCGTCGGTCTGGTTCCGCAGCCGGCACCAGGTGATGGCCTCGGCCGCCCGAAGGATCTGGGAATACGTCATGGAGTACGCCATCCGGGTGGACCCCAGTCTGCAGGATTCCCCGGACGACTGGTACGAGGTGGCGATTCAGGCGCCCCGGGCCCCCAATGTCGACGTCGGCCGCAATTCGGCGGCCCAGCTTGCCGAGCTCGAGGCCGGCGTGACGACCTACGACGAGATTTACGGCGCCCGCGGTATCGACTGGCGCTCGGCCCTCGAGGCCAAGGCGCAGCAGGCCAAGCACATCCGGAATCTGGCCCTGAAGTACGGCATCGACGTCTCCGAGATCTCGACCGCCCAGAAGCTGCCAATCGCCCCGGAACCGGCCGAGCCGACGCCCGAGGTCGAGCCCACCGGCGCCATGCCTGAAGAAATCCCGGCTGAACCTAGTCAGCAGGTTATTGCCAAGGCGCCGAAAAAGCGGAAACCTAGATCGAAGACGACATGACCAAGGTCACAAACTGGCTTTCCTATCAGCCCCGAGCGGCGGCGACTGAGCCCGCCATGATCCAGATCTTCGACCAGATCGGCGAGGACTGGTTCGGTGGCTCTGGTGTTTCGGCCAAGGCGTTCTCCGATGCTCTGCAGTCTGTCGGCCCTGGCCCGCTGGTGGTCGAGATCAACAGCCCCGGCGGCAATGTCTGGGATGGTCTGGCCATCTACAATATGCTCCGCGGCCGGAATGCGCAGGTGACCACCCGAGTGGTCGGCATCGCGGCCTCAATCGCTTCGATCATTGCTCTGGCCGGCGACACCGTGGAGATCGCCGACGCGGCGCTCTTCATGATTCACGACCCGTCCGGCATGGTTGCCGGTACGGCCGACGATATGCGCAAGATGGCTGCAGCCTTGGATCAGCACGCCGAGGTTCTGGCTGGCATCTATTCCAAGCGCACCGGAAAGCCGGTGGCGCAGATCCGGGCGGCCATGACGGCCGAGACCTGGTTCACCGCGCAGGAAGCTGTGGCTTTCGGCCTGGCTGACAGCATGACCGAGATGTTGGCCATGGCTGCCTGTTGGCATCCGCGGGCGGTGACCAAGACGGCGCCTCCGACCGTTCGCCGCAACCTCGAGCGCGGTATTCGTCAGTACGAGGATGGCCTTGGTGGCGACGGCCTCGAGGAGGCCACCGTGATCGACGCCCGCAATCTGGCCAAGGGCGAAGAGCCCAGCGTTGAGAAGGTAAAGAAGGCTGTGGCCTGGTGGGCTCGCAATGAGCGCTTCCTCGATGCCGAAGCCGACACCCCGGCCGATGTGGCCGCTAACCTTTGGGGCGGTGCCGCCGGCCGTGACTGGTTCAAGGCGCTGGCCGCCCAGATCGAAGAGGAAGAAGAACTCTCCGAGCCTGAAGACAAGATTTCGACGATCAGCACTCCCGCTGCCGTCGATGGCGCGACAACCGCGCCGACATCACAGCAGACACCACACAAAATGACTGATTCCAACACCGTGGTGGCGGCCGCTCCTACTGCGCCGACCGCTACTTTGG